GGCTGGCAGCACAAGGTTACGGACGGAAGACTGGCGGGACCAGAGGGTCCCGCGCGGACCTGGGGGTCCGCCCCACAGTGCACGAGCGAAGTCGAAACTTGCGGGGCCTGGAGGCCCCGCGCGGACCTGGAGGTCCGCCCCACAGTGCAGCAAGGAAGGCGAGGAAAGAAAGATGATCGATGTCAGAAAAGAACATCCGGAATACGTCGCGCTGAACACGGTGTGGCCGAAGTACCGCGATATGTACGCCGGGGGCGAGCAGTTCACTTCCCGTGCATCGCAGTACCTGATCCCTAGACTGCGTGAGCCAAACGACGTGTTTCTGGAGCGCACGAGCCGGGCGTTCTACGAGAACTACATCGGGTCGATCATCGATTGGTACGCCGCAACATTGTTCCGCCGTGAACCGACGCTCACGTTTGAAGGGCAGGACGAACGGGCACGCGAGTTCTATGGCAATTTCGCGGACGACTGCGATCTGCGCGGATCGACGCTGAGCGATTTCTTCCGAAGGCAGACGGTCGAGGCGCTGGTGGCCGGGCGCAGTTACATCGTGATTGACTTCCCCGATCTCGGGCGGCGAGCGAAGAACAGGGCCGAAGAGGACAAGCTCGGTTTGAGCCGGGCGTATCTATGCGAATACCCAGCCGAGAGCCTGGTGAACTGGCAACGGAACGAGCGAGGCGAATTCGATTGGGTGGTACTGAAAACGGAACGGCGTGTGGACGAGCCAGGGACCAGCGAGTGGACAACGAAGCGGCGATGGGTGTACTACGGGCGAGAAGAATTTCAAATCTACGATCAGATTGAGCGCGGAGGCCACGCGGGCCCTGTCGAGTTAGTCAAGCAGGGATTACACGGACTGTCAAAGCAGAAAGTCGTACCCGTTGTGGAGTTCAGTTTCGGCGAAGGGATGTGGCTGATGAACAAGGCCGCGTCGCTGCAACTCGAACACTTCAACAAATCGAACGCGCTCGGATGGGCCTTGACGATGGGCCTGTTCGCAATGCCGGTGGTATACAGCGACCGGGAATGGCAGGAGTGCGTGGGAGAGAGCTACTACCTGCAGCTAGGCCCCCAGGACAAGTTCGGGTGGACTGAGCCGGAAGGCCATGTCTACGAGGTCGCGCTGCAGAATATCGACCGGCTGAAAGATGAAATCTATCGGGTGTGCTATGCGCTGAACCAGGCGCTCAGTTCTCAATCGAGCAACACGCAGTTGACGGGCCTGAGCAAACAGCGGGATTACCTGATCACTCAGGAAGTGCTACGCGGCTTCGGCGACCGGGTAAAAGACACACTGAAGAAGATCCTACGGATGATTTCGGGAGCGCGCGAAGACGCGGTCCTGATCGACGTGACGGGTCTGGACGAGTTCGACATTGGCGACTTCAGCAGCGAGTTACAGGACGCGGAGAAACTTCTGAGTCTGGGGATCGGGTCAGACACGTTCCGGGCGCAGGTGCTGAAGAAGCTTGCAGCGAAGTACCTGTGCGACGTGCGGCAGGAGATCAAGAGCCAGATCGCGCAAGAGATCGATGCGAGCGTGGGGCAGGTTAAGTGATGGCGAACGCCAGAGTGGGCTGCCCCGATTCCTGGAAGGCCGACTTGAGCGCGCAGGACTGAGCAAGGAATAGCCCGGCGGAAGGCGTTCCGAGGCTGGTACAGCAACGAGACGATCACGGCGCGGGATATCCACCGCTCCCTGACAGTCGCGGCTCCGTTTCGGGGTCGCGGCTCCGCCTAGGCGGACTCGCGGGATATCCACCGCGCCCTGACAGTCGCGGCTCCGTTTCAAAGCCGCGGCTCAGTTTCAAGGATGCGGCTCGGTTTCGACGGTCTTATTAGCCACGGCTGCGCGCCTGGGCTGAATCAAAACGAACAATCTGACGACAAAGGAGAGCTATGGAGCCCATAGAACAGCAGAGTGCCCGGCAAGAGCCAAGCGCAGAGCAGGATGTGCGCGGAATGATCCGGAACGTAATTGAGGAGTTCCTGACGACGGAGCGCCGCAAGGCAGAGCCGGCTTACAAAGTGGAGTTGCTGGAGGAGCGGAAGCGACGCGAACAACTCGAGCGGCAGGTCAACGAACTGGTGGAAGAGAACCAGAAGGCGAGGAGATTCGCGGAAGAGAGTGACCGTAATGCTCAGATCCGCGCGGAGCTGCAGCGGCTGGGGGTGACTAAGGTCGACCTGGCGCACAAGGCGGTCAAAGACGACATACAGAGATCGCCGGACGGCGCGCTGGTAGCCAGGACGTCCGCGGGCGAGCTGACGGCAAAGGAGTACCTGGCGAAGTTCGTTCAGGAGAATCCGGAGTTTCTTCCGGCGCGAATCGCCGGCGGATCGGGGATGACGACAACGCCGCGTCAGTGCGGAGGGTCGAGCATCGAGCTGGAGTCTATCCGGCCAGGGATGAGCCCCGAAGAGATGCAGCGGGTGAGAGAGCAAATCGCCCAGGTCGCGCTGCAGACCTGGAAGGGCGAGTAGGGCAGGGCCTGAAAGGTCCAGCCGAATTGAGACGAGAACACAAGGGAGAGAGAAATGGCCACGATTACTTCCGCCAACCTGGCGAGTGCGATTGTGAAGCTGGTAGCGGCCGATGCGCTTCCGGCGTTGATGGGCAACCTGGTTATGGGCAACCTGGTTACGCGGGATTACGAAGCGGTGTTGGCGAACGCGGGCGACACGGTGAACGTGCCGATTCCCCCAGTGATGACGGCTAACAACATCGCCGAGGGCGGCTCGGTGCAGCCGCAGAACCCGACCTTGGGGAATGCGCAGATTGTCCTGAACACGCACGCGGAAGCGACGTTCACGATTCCGGACGTCACCAAGGCGCTGGCGGTGCCGGGCCTTCTGAAGATGTACATGCAACCGGCGATGGTGGCCCTGGCCGAGCGGGTTGAGTCAGACCTGCTGAACCTCTACAGCCAGTTCACCTACAACGCTCCGCTGGGCACCGGCGGCACGGCGCTGACCGAAGCCGTTATCGATCAGGCGGAGACTTCGCTGTTCAATGCGAAGGTTCCGACTGCCGAGCCGAAGTTCCTTGTGGTGGACTCGAACGGCTACTCGGAATTGCGCCAGATCAACCGGTTCACGGAAGCGTACGCCATCGGCGAGCCGACGAATGCCATCGAGAGCGGCGCCGTCGGCCGGTTGAAGGACTTCTACGTGTACCGTTCGCAGTTCGTCCAGAAGACGGGCAACCCGGTCACGACGAACAACCTGGCGTTCGCGCGGCAGGCCATCGGCCTGGCCGTCCGCCGTCTGCCGAAGCCGCTGCCCGGCACGGGCGCCATCGCCGACTACGCCGAGCTTGGCAACTTCGGAATGCGCGTGCTGATGAGCTACCAGCCGAACACGCTGGCACAGCAGTTCACGGTGGACATGCTGTATGGTTGCGGCGTTTTGCGCAACACGCACGCTGTGCAGGTCCGGAGCTAAGCCACCGACGCCAGGCAATACCGCAGTCGCTTTCCGGTAGTGCCGCATTGCGGTTTATATGGCTGCGCTGGCGACCAACCGCCGGGGAGCGTTGGCAGTGTGACGGGCTACGCCGATGCACCCTTCAACCAGAGGGGGTGAGGCCCGGATGCCACCGCTCCCTGACGGTCGCGGCTACGTCCCGAAGTGAGGCTCGCTGTCTTGCGCAGGCGATTGCGGGGATGAGCACAGATTTGATTTGTGAAGGCAGGCGGTGAAAGAGCCGTCGATCAAGGAGTGGCGGCGGAAGTGCCGCCTCTCTCATTTTCAACTGAGGCCGAAGGGAGCACTGAGATGGATCTGAGGCAGTACTACAAGAAGTTGCACGAGCTTGAATCAAAGATGCCCGAAGCGCACGTGCTCGTAGTGAGCGTAGAGACAGGCGATGGCGGCAAAGAAGGAGTGGTCACCGAAGTGCCGCGACGGAATGCGTGCCAACTCATTCTGGAGGGGCGTGCGAGGCGGGCGGATCAGAAAGAAGTGGACGAATTCCGCTGCCAGGAATCGCTGGAGCGGGAAGAGTTCCAGCGCGCGAAGGCCGCGTCGAGAGTGCAGGTGCAATTGGTGAATGGCGAGATATTGAAACCGGCTCCGGCAGCGGGCGAGAAATAGGAGGCGCAACGTGGCCCTGCTTGTAGACGGCTCATGGTGCGAAGTGGATGATCTGCAGGCCTATGACGTCAGCGCCACAACAGTTGCCGACGAGGAAGGCATTGATCTTGCGGCAAAGATGTCGCTGTCGGAGGCGTGGATCACGGATCGGGTAGACGCGTTCGTGCGTTGGGAATCGACGTTAAAAGGACAAAACGCCGTGGTAAGTGAGCCGCTCAAGAGGTGGCACCTGGCGAACGTGCTGGCGATGTTGTACCGGGATGCGTCCTTCAGCCAGGTAAACGACCGGTACGAGAAAAAGTGGAAAGTGTTTCAACAGGACGCCGCTGAGAGAAAGGCCGAGTATTTCCTGGCAGGAGTGCCGTACGTGGGCAATCCGGTGCGGCAACCAAGCGCACCGGCAGTGACCGTGATTGTCGGAGTTCAGCCGGCGGCGGCGTATTCGATCGCAGTCACCAGAGTGGACGAGGCAGGGCGCGAAAGCGCGCCATCAGACTTGACCGCGGTTCAAGCGCCAGCCGGCAACGGAATCACTGTCTCGGCCAATGGGCTGGTGGCGAGCGACCGTTGGAACGTGTATGCAACTAACGGCGAAGAACCGCTGCGGAAGCAGAACAGCGACGCGCTGAGTGCGATTGCGACGTGGAGCTTACCAGCAATTGGTTTGTCGGCGGGACAAGAAGCCGGCGACGGTCAGGCTCCGGATGGATGGGTGAGGCAGCGTCGAATTCTGCCGAGGGGATAACAATGTCAACACCGATAGCACGGGTACTGCAAACGGCTGCCAGCATGCTGAATTCAGATGGAGGATTGGCGACAAGCCTGACGGACTACTCGGCGCTGGCAACATTGACGGCGGCGCCTGTGGCAGTGGTAAGCCATGTGCCACAGGAGTTGCGAGAGAAGCAACAGAAGATCGTCTATCCCATCTGCCAGATCTATTGTGACCAGATTCAGAACGACGGGAAAGTGAAGTTCCGCCAGTTCTCGGGTACCTATCGCGTGGTTGTCGAGGTAACTCATTCCCAGGACCGGCTCGACGGGCTCACCGACACGCTACAGGCAACTGCGGATGCCGTAAGCGACGTGTTCGACCGAAACAGCGGAAATCTCGGCGATGGCATGGTGTTAAAGCCTGGCTATGCAGCAGAAATCGACGCAGTTAAGAAGGGCGGGCTGCACTACCAACAGAGTGCACGAGTGAAGTGCCTAGTGAGTTGGGAACGCTGAGGCAGAAGCCGCGGCCAAGGGTGAAGGCCAGGAGCGGCCGTGAGCGAGCTGCCAACTTGAGGCCAGCCGCAATGGCTGGTCAAGGGATGAACCGGCTGGTCCAGGTGGGCAAAGTGCGGCGGACGTCGACGGCACCGCATGCTCTAGCGCCCGCACAGAGTCCTGAGTCAGTACGCGAGGGCTCAAGACCCTGCGCGGTGCTGGAGAGCCGTCCCACGATGCGGCGGCTGTTTTGCTCAACAGGTCCTAAGGAGAAACAAGGGGAGCGGGAAAGATGGCAGATTACGTTCTTTCGAACAACAACCGTTACTATGCAGCGCTTGAGAGCAATTACGGAGTGGTTCCAGCGATCGCGGCTTCGCACCGTGTTCCCGGCGTGCGGCTGGCGATTGCAACCCAAAAGTTGACGGTGAAAAGACGGGACAAGTCGGGGACGAGAACTTACCTCGGTATGGCGGGACCACCCCGAAGGGTGACCGGCTACGAATTCGAGACGAACCTGATGGCTCAGGACTCGGGTACTCTGCCACCAGCGGCAGGACAACTGGTACAGGCAGCGCTGGGCGGTACTGAACGGCAAACCACAGCGCAGCCGGCGACGGTGAGCAACAGTGGATTGCAGGTGGACTTCCCCGCCCCGCATGGGATGAGCGAAGGCAGCGCCGTAAACGTGAACGGCGAACTTCGTTTCGTCGAAAGCGTGCCTAGCGCGACGAGCGTGATCGTGTGCGCGCCATTCACCAAGACGATCGGAGCGACTGTGGTATTCCCGGCTGTAGCGTACTCACCAGCCAAAGTCCTGCCGAGCGTGAGTTTGTTCGATTATTGGGATCCGAGCGCCACGGTACAACGCATTCTGCGCGGGGCAGGCGTGGACGAAATGGAAGTCCAGGTGGATGGTACGGAACATCGGATGGTGTTTCGCGGCCCGGCGGCACAACACATCGACAGCGCTTCGTTCCAGCCGACGACGGGGGCGCTAACAGCGTTTCCGCCGGAACCGGAAGTGCAAGCCGATACATGGGCACCAGTGCCGGGGCACCTCGGACAGATCTGGCTGGGGAACTCAGAGGCCCAGGTGCTGACGCTCACGAAGGCGCATGTTCGTTTGAAGAATAACCTGCAAACACGAAGCTTCGAATTTGGGTCGAACTACCCGCTTGCGCTGTCTCCGGGAGAGCGAGAGGTGGACGTGCAGTTTGAGGTGTACAGCACCGACCAGAGTGTCTTCGCAGAGCTGTATCAAGCCGCGCAGACGGAGACGCCCATCCCGCTGACCGTCCAACTTGGGGATCAGCCAGGCGCCATGGCAGGGATACACATCAAAACTTTCGTGCCTCAAATACCGCAGTTCGACGATAGCGAGACGAGGTTGATATGGAGCTTCGCAAGTTCGAGAGCAGAGGGGACGGGCGATGACGAAATCTACTTCGCATTTGGATGAGAGCACGAGCGGTCCGGTGATATACGAGAGCGCCGTCTGGCGAGATTCACGGCTGTGGCCCGGTGTGAAATTCCGTGTGCTTCGCATGTCACTGATCCGACGGCACCGCCTCATGCAGGAGCTCAAGAGGCTGGCGTCGGAGGAGGCATTCCACCGGGCGGCACCGCCTGAAGCAGGCAGCGAGATTTCCGCGGCAGAACTGCAAACACGCATCGACGAGATGGTGATCCGGAAGGCTCTGCTCGGGATCGAGGGACTGAGCATTGATGGGCACCCGGCGACGGTCGAGAGCCTCATCGACAGCGGACCAGAGGACCTCGCCCGCGAGATCGCCGAAGCGATCGCAGAAGAGAGTTTCCTCAACGAGGACGAACGAAAAAACTGATCGTCGCATTCCATTTCCATCGGGATTCTCCAGCCGGGTGGGATTGCGGCACATGCAGGAAGCATGGGCTGGAGACGAAGCGCAATTGCGAATGGCTGGGTGTGGAACCCACGAGGGAGAGACCGATTGTGTGGAGCAGTGGCGGTGCAGTGGCTTGCCAGTGCCCGGTAAGCACGAGCGGAGGTATCGCCACCGCGTGGCTCGAACTGTTCGCGATGTGGGAAAGCGGTATCGCAACGATTTCGGTGGAGTGGTGGGCAAAGGATCTGGACGCGATCAGCGTTCTGGTGAACGAGGCGCGGCGGATAGAGGAGCGTGAGCAGCCTCAGGCTGGTTCGGGCGCCGGCATATTCAGTGAATGAGCACGCCACGGAAGTGGGCCGAAAGCGACGGAAAGGAGGCGGGAGACCGTGGGAACGAACAAGGGGACAAGCAGCACGCGGGCGCGCACACAGGTAGAGGACTATGTCCGCAAACTTCTCGGATCGAACCGGCAGGCCAGCGGGTGGATGGGGACAAGCAGCGCCAAGCTGTTGCTCCCGAAAGGCTCCAGCACCGGCGACGGAGTCCAGACGCCCCGCGCGCTGCCAAGGCAACTCGAAGCGACGGCTTACACCAGATCCTCCCAAAGGACCTCGAGCAGCGGCAGCAGCAGCTTCGGCGATGCCTGGTCAATCTCTCCGATTGCCGGCACCGTTAAGTCGATTATCAGCATGTTCGGCCGAGGAAGCTCGACCTCTCAATCGACCAGGTACAGGACGAGTAGCCGCCAACCATTCCGAATCGTCGAGAGCATTTCGCCTGAGGCAGGGATCGGCACACAGAACCTCAACGAGAGTGCCGCGGCATTGACCGGAGCTACCAGTCATTCATCGACAGGAATCAGTACGACAACTCTGAGCGGTGGAACAATGTCGCAGTTTGAAGACCGGCAAGCGCTGGTAGCAGCGTTGAGGCGAAGCCTGAGCGAATCACGGGGAATCGCGGATGTGCTGACTGAATTTCAGGATGGTTTATGATTTCCATGCCAACGCTCTCAACCGGAGCGGTCCAACAATACCCTTACGCGCGTGGGCTCGCAGGCACGACGCGTGCGTTTCAGTTCGCGGATGGCTCCGAACAGCGGTATCTTGCGGTACCGCAACGACACACCTGGTCAATCAACCTGACGCTTCTCCAAGAATTGGAGAAAGCCGCGTTTCTCGAATTCGCCAAGAACACACTGCGCTCCCAGTCGACGTTTGCGTTCACCGACCCACTGGATGGCACGAGCTATCCAATATGCCGAATTGCGGTGGCACCCGTGGTTGATCACATCGATGGTGTGGCACGCTCGGGAGTTCAATTCCTGATTACGGAGGTCACGCAGTGACGCCAAGTTTCCCGCTTGTGGCAGGGACGGTCAGCGCGCAGCTTCCGGTACAGCGAACATGGAAGCCCGCGCAGGCCGTGCTGATGACGCCGGGAGGCGACTGGCATCCAAGAACGCTACCAACAGGCGAACACGTCGAGTGGCGTTTGAAGTTCACCAGTTTGACCACAGCCGAGGCACAAGCACTGCAGCAGTTTCACCGGGATATGCGAGGCTCGTACCACTCCTTCCGGTTCTGCGATCCGCTGAGCAACTTGCTGGCGTGGAGCGAGGATCCCACTCAGGCGCCCTGGGTTAAGACGGGCGCTCTGGCGATCACGCTTGTTCCAGGCCCAAACGCGGGGGCCCGTCAAACGGCCGAGGTACTAAACCTCAGCGGGACCGAAGCGTTGCTTCAGCAAGCCGTAGGATGCTCACCGAGCTTCCCCTACAGCATGTCCGTAATGGCGAGAAGCAACTCGCAATGCACGATAGGGATCCTGATCGGCGAGCAAAGGCGGACTGTCACAACGGGCGGGCAATGGCAGGAGTACCAATTCACGGCGGCGCCCAGCGGCGCAGAGGATCAAGTGGTGTTCGCGATTGCGATCCCGATGGGTGGCGAGGTGGAGCTGGGTGGAGTGCATGCCGAGCTTGGAGCGTGCTCACCAGAGTACCGAAGGTCCGAAGGAAGACAAGGGTTGTTCACAAAGGCGAGATTCAAGGACGACCTGCTGGTGGTGTGTTCCGAGGGAGTTGGAAACATGTCCGTGGAAGCGACAGTCATGGCAGGACTAGGAGAATAACAAGCGATGGTCCCGGTTCATCAGGAAAAGTACGTCGAAGAGTTACTTACACCAGTATTGCTGTTCGATTGCACTCTGGCGGATGGCCACGTGGAGCGATGGAGCACGCACCGCGCGACGTGGCAGAACATTGTGTATAGTCCGCGCGTGGTGAGTAACAGCGGATTCCGCATCGGATTGCTTGCAGACGACGGTTCCGACTGGGGAAACAGGATGACCGTGACGCTAGCCAACACCGACGGCTACGTCACGAACTTGCATCGCACAGAGAACTTGAAGGGCTGTACTCTGCTGGTGAGCTTCGCGTTTCTGGACCCGGAGGGCGGCCAGATCGTCTCTGTACCCGAGGCTGTCTTTACGGGTATCGGCGATGCGCCCGAAGAGCTTACGACAAGCGTGGCGCGAATCAACTTCGCCAGCCGATTCAGCCTACAAAGAGTGGCCCTCCCGCAGGCGCGCATTCAGGAAACCTGCCCGTGGTCCTTTCCACGAAATGCAGCAGAACGAGCAGAGGCTGTGACTGGCGGGACGAAAGGGATATACGGCCGCTTCTATCCATGCGGCTACTCAGCTGACATGGCGGGCGGGTGCGGCAATCTGGACGGGAGCGGAAGCCCTTTCTGCAATTGCACGGGAACCCAATCGGACTGCGCCGCGCGTGGCATGTGGCAGAAAGACGTCCACGGACAGGCGACAGCGAGATTTGGCGGCTTCCAATTCCTGCCGTCAACCTCGCTGGTGCGGAGCTCTGGTTCATCGCAGAGATTCTGGTCGCAAGCGGTGGACGGAAGAGCCAAGTCCAATGACGCAGTGCCCCTGGTATACGGAACTGTTCGTTATCCCACGCCAGTGATCTGGGCCTGGAACGACGGGAATTTCCTGATTTGCGAGGCGCTGGTTGGGTCGGGACCAATTCAAGGCATCTCACG